GAACGTGATCACGAAGACCGGCGAGGCGTTTATCCGCCACCCGAACGGGAACCGTGACTCGCGTATCGAGATCGTGACTTCGAAGGCCGACGGCAAGCTCGGTGCTCGTATCTCTTGCGGGAAGCCGGATGAGACCGGTCTGTGGACTGATCAGAACAGCATGAAGAAGTTCATGCGCACGCTGCGCCGTGGCGCCGCTGGTATGGGTGGGCGAGTGTCGGAGACGACGAACCCGTACAACCCTGCCGAGTCGTCGCAGGCGCAGGACACGCACGAGTCGAAGCGCGCGGACGTGTTGAAGCATTACTACCCGCCGCCCGCGCACCTGGACTTCAGAGTAAAGAAGGACCGCACCGAGATCTTCCGGTGGAACTATTCCTCATCTCCGTGGGTTGATCTGCGGTCGATCGAGGCCGAGTCGCAGGGGCTTGCTGAGGTGAGTCCCGGTGAGGCTGAACGGTTCTTCGGCAACCGGATCGTGGCGGGCGCTGGCACATGGTTCGACATGAAGAAGTGGGCGCTGAAGGGCTTCCGCGAAGAGGTCGCACCGGGCACTCGCGTGTGTGGCGGGTTCGATGGTTCCGAGAATGAGGACCATTCTGCGATCCGGCTCGAGACGATGGATGGCTACCAGTTCACCCCGACATATGGGGCGGCGAAACGGAAGGCGCATTGGCGTCCGCAAGATTGGGGCGGCCGGATTCCGCGTGCTGAGGTGATGGCCGCATGGTCTGAGATCGCGGAGACGTATTCGCTGGTGCGTGTCTACTGGGACCCCATGTTTTGGGAGTCCGAGGCGAATGCGCTTGCTGGGGAGCACGGTGAGCGTGTGTTCGTGAAGTGGGCGACGAACCGTCCGACGCAGATTCATGCGGCGTTGGAACGGTTCCGCACGGACGTGTACAACCCGGATTCGGATTTCACGCACGACCAGGACAAGGACGCGGAAGCGCATCTGCTCAACGCGATCATCCGGTCGGGGACCGTGGACCCGGTGAACAAGATACGGCGTTACTCGATCGGTAAAGCATCGGACCCTCAGAAGATCGACATCACCATGTCTGGCGTCCTCGCTCATGAGGCGCGCATGGATGTCATCGCATCTGGTGGGGCTGAAGACGAAGAGACGGAATCGCTCGTCTGGTTCTGACTGAAAGGGGTGTCAATGGACATCACGGCATCCCCGGACGCACACGAAGCGCTCGCAATGGTGAACCGGATCTACCCACGGTTGAATGAGCGTCGTACGGAGATCGAGCGGGCTGAACGCTACTACGGCGGCCAGCACAACCTCACGTTCGCTACCGATGAGTGGCTGAAGGCCAACGGCGCCCGGTATTCGGAGTTCTCCGACAACTGGTGCGGCGTTGTCGCGAATGCGGAGGCCGAGCGCCTGTCTCCGATCGGCATCCGTTACCGGAATGACGATGTGAAGTCGAAGGATTCGATCTCACTCTCCACATGGGACGACTGGCTGCTGAACGATATGGATGCTCAGGCTTCTCAGGGCATCCTCATGTCGCTTGTCGCGAAGCGTTCCTACGTGTCGGTGTGGGGTGTCGATCAGGGCGATGACGTGGAGCCGTCGTTCTCGTGGGAGCACCCGTCGAATGTGGAGATCGAGTACGACTTCGCGAACCCGCGTATTCGTCGCGCCGCGTTGAAGACGTGGATCGATGGCGATCATGAGTTCGCGATCCTGTACATGCCGCTGACGGTGTGGAAGTGGCGTCGACGCTACGGGAACTCGAAGAACGAACGCGACTCGTGGGCGGATCAGGCACGCACTCAGCGCACGTCTGATGGCGGGTGGGAGCCGTGGGTGGAGCGCGGGGATGACACGTGGCCACTCAACAACCCGATCGGCGCGGTGCCGGTCGTGGAGATCCCGAATCGGCCTCTGTTGCGTGGTGACCCGGTGTCTGAGCTTGACGTGGTGATGCCGAAGCAGAACGCGATCAACCTGCTGTGGGCGTACCTGTTCCTTGCCGCCGACTACGCGTCCATGCCGGCACGCGTGCTGCTGGGCACGGACCCGCCGAAACGTCAACTGCTCGATGTGAACGGTAAGCCGATCGGTTCGGCGCCGGTGACGATGCAGGAACTGAACGAGAAGCGGTTTGCCGTGTTCAACGGCAAGGACGCGAAGATCGATCAGTGGGACCCTGCCCGTCTGGACGTGTTCACGGACGCGATCGGCATCATGGTCGGGCATATAGCTGCGCAGACCCGCACGCCACCGACGTACCTGGTGACGAAGGCGGGCATGTCGAATGTGTCTGCGGAGGGACTGAAGGCGTCTGAGATCGGCTTGGTGAAGAAGTCGATCGAGTTCCAGACGTTCGCGACACCCGCGCTGAAGGAAGTGATTCGGCTTGGGCATCTCGCCCGAGGGAACACGGAACTCGCGAAGGAGACACGATTCGCGTCGCTCCGTTGGGCGAACCCGGAGATTCGTTCCGAAGCGCAGCTCACCGACGCTCTCGCGAAGAAGAAGTCGATCGGCTATCCGACCGAGTATCTGCTTGAACTCGACGGCGTATCCCCCGGTGACCTATCCCGCATCATGAAGATGATCGAGAAGGATCAGTCGATGATGTTCGCGATGGGTGCGCGCGGTGCATTGCAGGACGAACTTGATGAGGTCCCCGATGGGCAGGCTGCTTGATACCGCTGCGGAGCATCGTTCGACCGTCGATGAGATAGCCATGACCTCCGCCGCTTCGGTGGCGCGGGAGTGGTCTCGTGCTGATCCTGCCCGTCTTGAGTCCGAGTGGACGGCCCGTGCGCCACAATTGGCGGCCGCGGTGTCGTCCGCTCAGCTTGAGGCTGCGCAACAGGCGACGGGTTACATCGCATCGACAGTCGGCGGCACGGCGGCGCTCGCGGCGCAGTCATTCAGTGGCGTGACCCGTGAGGGCCGTGAAATCGCCCCAGAGCTGTACAGCGGGGTCACGCACACGAAGCGCCTTATTGGCGCTGGCGTGGGCGTCGGGGCGGCGTTCCAGGCCGGAACCGCGCTGATGTCGATCCTCGCCGCGAACACGATTCGGGACGCAGGGAGATCCGCCGACAATACGTTGGCTGTCGCGAACGGTGCCCTGTACTCGGTGCGGGTTGTGTCGCCGGGCGCGTGCTCCCGATGTGCGATCCTCGCCGGGGTCAAGGGGTACAGGACAGATTTCGAACGTCACCCCGAATGCCGATGCTTCTCCATGCCTTTGCGTGACAACGAAACGCCTGAAGGGTTCTTCCAGCACCCGTCCGACTACTTCGAATCCATGACTGAGGTGGAACAGGACCGGGTGTTCACGAAGTCCGGCGCATGGGCGATCCGCAATGGTGCTGACCCGATCAAGGTCGTAAACGCACGGCGGGGTGCGTATAAGACGTCCACGCTGCGTGCGGACGGCTCGTACAGCCGATCCCGGCTCCGCCCGGTCACGATCGGCGTTCGCCCTGACGGTTCACCGTTGCAGGTGTACGCGACTCTCGAAGGGACGACAGCTCGAGGTGCGTGGGGGCGTGGACGCTCTGAGCTCGTCAAAGTGGGCGACGAACGCTACCGACGCTCGAACACCCTCCGCTTGATGCCTGAATCCGTCATGAAAATGACAACGTCCGAGTCTCCCGAGCGTATCCGCGAACTGCTGAAGCGGTACGGGTACATCATCTGACCAACCAAGACTTTCCCGGCCCGGCGCCGGGGACGACCGCGCGACGCGGGACAGCCCCTCAAATGGGGCACAACAGGGCCTCCACAACCGTGGGGGCTTTTTTCATGCCCATTTTGAGGAGCGATTCCCCATGACTGATGACGTCACCGACGCGACGGACGAGACGACTGACGTAGAGACAACTGCTGAGGAAGTCGAAGAGACGACCGATGCCGAGGAAACCGAGGAAACCCTTGGTGAACCTGGCAAGAAGGCTCTCGCGACCGAGCGCGCCGCGGCACGTACCGCGAAGCGTGAAGCCCGCGAGGCGAAAGCCGAGCTTGCCGCCCTGAAGGCGCAGATCGCGGCGAAGGACAAGCCGACCGATGAGCAGGAGTTGGACCGTGTGCGGCGCGAAGCCACAGCGGAAGCAACCCAGAAGTCGAACACCCGGATTCTCCGCAGCGAGATCCGTGCGGCGGCAGCAGGAAAGCTCGCAGATCCTGCCGATGCGGTCGCATTCCTTGACCTCAGCGAATTCGACGTAGACGA